ATCTAAAGTAGATAAATAGATGGCGAAAGGAAAAAAAACAGGAGGCCGACAAAAAGGTGCATTAAATGTAAGAACTACCAGTGTCATTGAACAAATGGCTGGGAGAGACTTTGATCCGATTGATATGTTGATTGATATTGCTATTAAAGCTGAATCAGACGGCGACAAATATCTGACTTTCCAAACGTGTAAAGAATTAGCTCAATACATTGTACCCAAACGCAAAGCGATGGAGATTACTGGTGAAATCAAATCTAATGTAGAACTCAACGAGCTGACCGATTTGCAACGAGCTAACTTGAAGAAATTATTATGAGCGAAACCGTTGTGCAATTTGCGAGTACGTCGCTGGGAGCGTTTAGCGTGATGTGTTATCCAAAATTTGAAATTGCCAAACATCACAGACTAATCTTTGAGAAGCTCGAGTCTCTAGAGCGTGGAGCTATTACCCGACTAATCATATCAATGCCCCCTAGACACTCCAAATCTTTGATTGTCAGTGAGTTATTCCCTGCTTGGTTCTTAGGTCGCAATAACGAAAGACAGGTGATTCTCAGTGCGTATGGTTCGTCCTTGGCGCAACGCTTTGGTGGCCGCGTGCGTAACTTATTGAAGACGAAAATGTACAACACCATCTTTGGCTCCATCTTGAGTGATGACTCACAATCTAAGACAGAATTTGAGACAAAAACAGGAGGCTCGTTATCAGCGGTTGGAGTTGGCGGTGCGATTACAGGTAAGGGTGCTGATCTCTTGCTGATTGATGACCCAGTGAAGTCACGCGCAGAGGCCGAGTCACACACATTCCGAGAATCAACCAAAGATTGGTACAACGCCGATGCCTACACACGCTTGATGCCAGAGGGCAAAATACTGATGATAGGTACCCGCTGGCACGAAGATGACCTTATTGGTTATCTACTTCGCGAGAAACAACACGAAGGCTGGGAGATCGTAAACTTGCCTGCGATTGCTGAAAGCACAGACGAAATGGGGCGCAAAGCAGGTGAGGCATTATGGCCTGAACGCTATTCACTAGCTAAATTACAAATGATTAGACGTTCTTTGCCAAGTAGAGATTGGGAGAGTCTTTATCAGCAAAGACCTCTGTCAGCTATAGGTGGTGCCTATTTACACGGAATATGGAAGCCTGAGACTCATTTGCTTCGGCCTTTTCCGATTCCACACGGATGGAAGCGCTGGCGTGGGCTTGATTGGGGCTTTGATAAACCTTATTCGGTTGGTTGGTATGCCCAAGATTTTGATGGTAACGTCTATCGCTATCGAGAGCTTTATGGCTGGGGTGGTGAAGCCAATGTTGGGACTCACGAAACTGCTCAACAGGTCGCCGAACAAATGCTGATACTTGATGAAGAAGAGCGCAAAAAAGGAGCGGAATTCAAAAACAATATAGGTGACCTACCTTCGAGTAATGGTGCCACAGTAGGTGTTAACGAGCATTTCATTCGAGCTGGTGTTTACTTTAATTTGCCAGCGAAAAAAGGCAATTCAGGCCATGGCTATCGCGTTGATAAGGCACACGAGCTGGTAGTTAGACTAAACAATTCAGAACTGGATGAGAAGGGCAGAGTCGTGGGTGGTGATGGATTTTTTGTGTTTGACAACTGCAAGCATTTCATCAGAACAGTGCCAGCAATGATGCGTGACCCAAAAAACGGTGAAGACATTGATACCACCCAAGAAGATCACGTTTGGGATGAAGTTACAGACTCACTTGTCAGCAGACGCACCAAACCAAAAAAAGAAGAACAAGGCAACAAACCGCAGGCGGGAACATTCGCTTATTTATATGGTTAATTAATAACAAGGAAAGATCATGGCTCATCAACAAAAAATAATAGTAAAAAACACTGCACAAGAAGAAGCACTAGTAAATCAATACTTTAAAGAAATTACTGAAATCGTTACTCTCAACGAAAGAGAGGACGGTATTTACGCAAAAATTAAAAAGAACCGCGACTACATTAAAGGTTTGAATTTTAAAGAGGATGATGTTAAAACCAACCTGATTAATTCAACACTGCAATCATTGATACCACATGTCTATGCCAAGTCACCAGAAATCGCAGTCGATGTAAATGAAAAACTTGAAGATAAAAACCAGCTTATAGATTATTACAATTCGTTAGAGTTTAAAAAAGGCTTGGCAAAAACACTTGAGATTGTTCTTAATCATGCTTTTTTAGAGACTAGAACCAAGCCAACTTTCAAGAATTCGGTTCTGAGTGCTAAAGTTTGTTCGATAGGATGGGTGAAAGTCCACATGCAAAACATAATAGGACAAAACCCAATGGCAACTACGCCACTGGCAGACACTAAAGACAATCTACACTCTGCACACGGTCTTGAGAAAAATCTAGAAAAAGACGAAAACAATGACCTTGATAAAGCAAAACTTAAGCAAACGGAAGAAGGTTTATTAGAAACCAGCGAGATTGTTCTAAGCCGAGGATTGGTGATAGACAATATTGATTTTGAAGATGTGCTTGTTCATCCAGCGGTTGGAAGATTCTCCAACATGCACAAAACACCTCGCATGTTTCAACGCATTTGGAAATCAAAGATAGAACTGCAAGGTGAGTTTCCTGACGTCGATTTTTCCTCTGTGGTGACACACGAGTGGGGCAAAGACAAAAAAGAGACAGATTATGACACTAAAGACATCAACACAGCGCTCAACAAAGGAAGTCATAATGAAAATCCAGTGGCTGTTTTTGAGGTTTGGGACAAAGATCAGAATCGCGTACATGTGATCGTCAAAGGGGTGAAGGAAATTTTACGCTCATGGACACCTAAAACGGTTGGTGAGCGTTGGTACCCGTTTTTCGGTTTAGCGTTTAACCCGTTGGAAGACGAGTTTCAACCGTTGACAGACCTAGAACAATGGATTCCGTTGCAAGATGAATACACAGATACTAGAACCAAACTGAAAAAACATCGGGAAATTAACAAACCACACTACATTGCAAACGGATTAAGTGAGCAGGACATTAAAAGATTCTCTGTCTCTGATATTGCTGAGGTGCTTGTGATTGATACCGAGGGAAGACCGATTGATCAAGCTCTGCAAAAAGGTGTTTATATTCCAATTGATCCAAAGGCATACGACACAACACACATTATGCGAGACTTGCAGATTGTTTCAGGCTTACAAGAAGCGGACATGGGCAGCGTTATTAAAGCAAAGACCGCCACAGAAGCCCAAATTCTTAGGTCTGGACGTTCAACACGCACATCGGAGCAAAGAGACACACTGGAAGACTTTATCTCGGAAATCGCAAATTACGCAGCGCAATGCTATTTATTAGGTTGTAATGTGCAAATGATTCGTGATATTGCTGGTGATGGTGCGGTTTGGTACGAAGACAGTTTTATGATGGGTTGTAGTATTCAGCAAAAAGCAAATAAAATCTATAACTTTTGCAATGTTACCGTTCGTGCTGGGTCAACAGGTAAACCAGACGAATACGAAGACCGTCAGACTTGGACAGAGGTGTTACCAATCATGTTACAACTTTCAAGCCAGATACACCAAATTCAAGCAGGTGGTGGTAGTGCCACTTATTTGGAAGAAATCTTAAAAGAAACACTGGTTCGATTTGGTGTGGACGGCGATATTTCTAAGTTTATGCCACAAGCACAAGCACAAGCAGTAGAAAAAGAGATAGAGATAGAAAACCCTGTGTCAGAAATGTTAGGACAATATCAATAACCAAAAAAAAGGAATAGAAAATGTCAAAGAAAAAAGAAATTGATAGCGAAGTAGAAATTGATGAATCTGTAGAGGTTATTGATAGCGAGGTGGATAATGCGCTTAAGGCGGAAGAAAATAACGATAACGAGATTGGTGATGAACTGTCCGCAGAAGAGGCGCTTAAGTTATTAGAAGGTGAAGAAGAAGTTGCAGAGGAAGAGGAAGTTGCAGAGGAAGAGGAAGAGGAGATTAAAGCTGAGGAAAAAGAAGGAGAGGCTGAAGAGGAACCTGTAAGTGATGAAGTAGAATCCGAGGAAGATAATGATGAAGACTTGTTGGGGACGATTAAGAACAAGCGTACCCGTGAGCGTTTTCAGGCGTTATCTCACAGCAACAAAGAATTAAACGCTCAAGCACAAGAGAGTGAGAAGGTGATTCAAGCGTTTAAAGACCAAATAATCAGCACAGGATTAACAGCAGACAACTTTACCCGTGTGGTTGATTTGATGGCAAAAGCCAACAGTGAGGACATTGAAAGCATGAAGGAGGCGCGTGGTTTTATCAATGAGTGGGTGAAAACTTTAAATGATCGAATTGGCGATGCCCCAAATGCTTATGAACGCTTTGACGATTTGAAGCGCGACTTTGAAGATGGGGAGGCTAACGAAGAATATGTTAATCGGGAAGCTCAAAATCGCATTAAAGACGAAATAAAAAAACAAAAGACGACAGAAAAGACGCAGGCAAAACAACAACAGGAAAGCGCGGTTAGAGTGCAAGCCGACCAGATCGAAAACATGATAATACGCTTTCGTAAGGAAGACCCTGACTTCAAACTTAAAGAACCAGCGCTTAATGGTATGGCGGTTAAGATTGTAAAAGACGGTGTGCCTTTAGGCGAATGGGCGACTGAGTTTGTTAATCGCTATCATGGGATTAATGTTGAGCAAAAAAAACCAGAGCCAACACCAATGGGTTCTGGAAGGCAAGGGAAAAAAGTCAACAATTATGCAGATTCAAAACTTACTGACGAGCAAGCCGATAGAGAGTTTGCTTTGAATGAAATCTTTAGTCGATAGTAAAGGTTGCTTTCTAAAGAAAAAAAACACCTTAACTTTTGTTGATACTATTATGTAGTGTGTTTTTTTAACAATAACCACTATCCGTAGTTGATTCTGGTATATTAAGAGTAATTTTTGCGAATCGTAAAAACCGCAAAAGTTGACATTCGTAAGTCGTAACGCCTAAGTCGCTCTTGGGTAGCATTGTCAAGGTTAAGAGATTCATGCCCTCTTGTACGAATTAGAGACAACCGAAAGGTTCGATTTAATTTATTACAGGAGGCTATCATGCCAATTTCAGGAGACGCACTAACAAGCGCAGGACTATACGCAAGAGACCGTTATGTCTCTAAAACCCCAGTATCTCAAATCGATATTGAGACACCTTTAATCAAAGCACTTGATGCTAAGAAAAAGTCGTTTAAAGGTACGAAACAGTACATTAATGAGACGATTCGTAAAGAGCGTCACTCATCAGGACAATTCTACTACGGCGCAGACGAAGTTACCTACGGATCATCTGACCCAGTAGCACACGCCAACTACCCTTGGACTTCTTTCTTCGATGGTTTTACCATTGACGAGGACGAGGCATTATCGGCGGGTATTATCCTAGATGTAGACAACCCTAAAGCAAAAGCAACGGCTGACGAGGCAGTCGCTTTGGTGAATCTAATGAGCGAGAAGATGATCTCGTTGCGTGATGGTATGTTGATGCAAACAGACCAAAACCTTCATCTTGACGGCTCACAAGACGACGATGCTATTGCGGGTTTGGACGCTATTGTGGCAACTGTACCAGCAACAGGCACAATCGGCGGTATTGATCGAGAAACAAATTCATATTGGCGAAATAGCGCGACATTGTCAATTGCTACTACAGACTTGCTTAATAAGATGGAGCTTGCTTGGAGGGATTGTACTAAGAACGGTGGTAAGCCAGACTTAATCCTAGTTGGTCAAGATTTTTATGATGCTTATATAACGGCAACGTCAGCTTCTATTGTGATTAACGCCAATCAAGGCGCTAACGGCGCTTCTTTGGACGGTGCTATCTCAGACCTAACCTTTAGGGGTGTGCCGTTGGTGATTGATTATCAGTTCGAGAATCTAGAAGCTTTGGTATCAACGTCAACCGATTGGGATAAGCGTTGTTACTTTATCAATACCAAGCACCTAACGCTTCGCAAGATGGAAGGCCATGATATGAAACTTCGCACACCACCACGCAATGCAGATAAATTTGTTGCTTCGTTTGGCATGAGTGATAAGTATTCGTTAACGTGTAATCGTAGTAACGCACACGCGGTATTGGCGATTAGTTAGACAACAAAAAGGGGGTGAAAGTCCCCCTATTTTTTAATCAAAGAAGGAAAAACATTATGAAAGTTAAAGTATCAGAAATAAAAGTACATAAAGAAGCTGGCATTATGGTGGTTCACAAACGTGTCCCGCTGTACGAAGTGTCCGTCTTGAGGTTGGTGCATGGCTCAGAATCAGTGGAGGTGCTTAACAATAAGACTGATTTGAGCGTAGAAGTGGAAAGTGCAGAAGAAGAATACCGTCGTTTGGGTGATTTGTATGGTTCTAATAAAAAAAGAAACACCAAATTTGTGGAATTAATCTTTGGTTTTTATGAAACAGGGCAGTTTGAAAAGGCTTTTGCTGATTCGCTGGTCTCTAATAAAGTTGAAGCGCCTGCTCACTTGGAAGTAGAAGAAAAGAATAATCTTAATGTGTTTACTAAAAAGGACGGCTCTCCCTTTAAACGGGCGATAGACCTAGTAAATGCTTTAAAGAAAAATGGTTTGGAAGGGCAATATGCGACCATTGAAGTTGAAGATGGGTTCATAGGAAGCCCAGCATAACGGTTGTGGGGGCTTCCCTTCTTAGCCCCCACATTTAAAAAAGAGGTAGTTTGTGACGCAACCAGTACCTTACGAAAGAGAACAAGACTTTACCCAGTACCAAGACTTTAATGCAGAAGGCACTGAACTCAATCGTGAGCTGGATAATGTCGCCATCACGATTAGTCAACTAAGAACCAACATTAATTTGTTACAGAGAGACGATGGGCAATTAGAGAACGCCATCGTAAGCCTTGATCAATTAGAGGATATGTTGTCTTCTGCAATTTTTGAGAAAGACTCAAGTGTTGGTTTTAGTAATCTCACAAAATACCGTTATGTTGCGACTGAAGGGCAACTGTTATTTGATGGAGTGGATGCTGACGGGTCAGACTCCTTGGAGATTAATCTTGGTATTGAGCTGGTATCTCTGAACGGCTCTTTCCTAGTGTATGACACAGACTATACAGCTTCAACGTCATCATTAACACTAAGTTCTACATCTTATCCAAACGGCGCAGAGGCTGACGATGAAATCAAAATATATGCCTTTGTTAATGCTTATCTTGCGAGTCATTACACAAGAGCGCAAGTAGAAGGCTTATTTGCTACGCTTACGGAAGTTGGTTCATTAACGGAAACGGTAGAAGCTAACGAGGAAAATATTACAGAAAACTTGAATGCTTTTTATTCAAAAACATTATTAAATGCTGGGCAGTTAGACACTCGTTACTATACAGAATCAGAGGTTGATGCGCTATTAACGGCAAATCAAACAAGCACACTGTTAGCTGCGTATCCTATCAATTCTCTCTATATATCTTTCTCAAGTACCAACCCAAATGAATACTTTGGTGGTACTTGGTTAGCTTGTGGGCAGGGCAGGGTTCTAATTGGTGCAGGTGAAAGCACGGGTGATGACCAAGTAATTGTTGCAACGAGTATAGTTAGTGACTCGCAGTACGAAATTAAATCGGTTGGCAATTCAGACTTTACAACATTTGGTTCGGAAAATAACGTCGTGGGTACCGTGTTTACTGCAACAGGTGCTGGCTCAGGAACTGGAACAGTGTCATCTGTACAAACATTCTTAGCAGCAGACACTGGCGGTGAGTTTAACCATACGTTGACAGAGGCTGAGATGCCAGAACACCAGCACACTGTTTCACACACTACTGTAGCAGATAGGCTGTATGGTGGAACAGATGCTAACAGAACAAGGACTGATATTACTGGGAGTGCTAGTAACGAGACTACAAGCTCAACAGGAAGCGGTACAGCACACAACAACTTACAACCATATCTAGTAACTTATTTTTTCAAACGACTATCTTAAATTAACAACAGGAGTATTAAATGAAACCATTAAGAATATCACACGATCAGCCGAGAATGAACACCTTTGCGATCAACACATCAGACACGCTCTACACAGGAGTACTCTCCAGTACAAATCAGTCGGTTAGCATACCTTCTGGTGCGAATCGAGTAATCTTTTCGGCAAATGGTGACTTTTACGTGAGTTTCGATGGCGACCCAGCGGTTGTTCCTACAGGCGATATAGCTGTTGATAATGTTGAACTCAATCCTGCGGTACGCGACGTAAGTGATTTGGCAGCAGCCAGCACAGCACTCAACCTGATCGCGCCAGCCACGACCAAGATCACACTGGCCTTTTACTCATAGGAGACGATTATGTTTAATAACGGAAATTCGAGCAAAAATGTCACTGGAGCGTCCGTTGTTGACGGCACGATTGATATTGATGATTTTGCTAGTCCACTTACAGGTGATTTAGATATTGCAGGTAGTGTTACTGCTGATGCTAATATTCTAGCTGCCTATGATGATACAGACGCAATCGAAGATAGCGCCGTTGACATCTTTATCTATGACACCTCTAAAGACTCAGACGGTGGTGCTTGGAGAAAACGTACTCAGGCTACATCTTGGTATAATGAGGCAGCTAGTTCAACTAGAGGCTCACGTAAAGAGTTTCCTTCTGTTGCTGTGATTGTGGCTGAGGCTACGAAGGTTACTATTTATGATGGTGACACACCTGACTTGGGTATGTGGATGGTTTTTACATACTCAGGCGCAGGTACATCTTTATTTGGACGTGGTAATAATTTAAGTGTTACCGGTATTACCGCCTTAAATGGTAATTTAGTCATTGGAACTTCAGATGGTGGTACAGCTTATGGTACAACTACAATCACAAACTTTGTAAGTGATGGGGGTAAGGTTTACTTCTTCTATACATACAATCAACTAAATGGCGTTATAGATAGAAATAACAATACACAATCTTTTC